ATCGCCTAGACGAATCTTGTCATTGTCACCTAAGTCAACAGTCTGGACAGTTGCACTGTCTAAAGTAATGTGAGTTCCTTTGACGGTTAAGTCACCATTAAACTCAGCATCGCCTGTTACGGTCAGTTCATCTGCCGTATTAAATCGTGTCGGTCCTGCGCCTATATAGCCCATAGATTATTCCTTACGTGATTTCAAGAATAGACATAGCAACGTCAGCAGATGATGCAGTATTACTAGTGACCTTAATAGTATCACCGGGTTCCATAACAATCTTTTGTTCCCCGCCTACAACAACTAAAGATGAACCTACAGGAATAGGGGCATCCTTAATAATATAGACACTATCTTCTGCACCACTTGTACGTGTGCTTGCATCTAGCTGTACATCAATTTCAATCTGACTTGTTACAATGTTAGCACAAGTAAGACCGATAATGGTTGTTTGAGTAGATGAAGGACAGGTATAGATGGTGGCAGGTGATGTGCCTATAGCTGTGTCTGTTTCTGATTTAAATGCGTTTGCCATTATTTACTCCAAATGTATACTAATTATACCATACTTGTACGTGTTTGTCAAGTAAATTATCCTAATGCAATTGCCAATGCTACTGCAGCATTATCTGCGGCTACTGCTGCAAAGGCTGTTGTAGCTATTGTCGTGTTGCTTGTACCAGCAGATTGAGTAACACCTGTCACTGTGGTTGATAACGTGCCACCATTAATTGTAGGTGTTGTTAGTGTTTTATTCGTAAGTGTTTGTGTGCCAGTAAGAGTTGTTACAGTGCTATCAATTGCAATGTCATTAGCATTAGCATCAATACCTGTACCACCAACTACATTAAGAGTTACTGCACCTGTTGTACCACCGCCAGTCAAGCCATCACCAGCGGTTACTTCAGTGATATCACCTACTGGAATAGTAGCTACTTGGGTATCTACGTATGCCTTAATTGATTGTTGGGTAGCAAGATGACTGGCACTGTCAGATGCCATGTTATCTTCATCTTTAATGGATGTTCCACTTATTGTACCGTTTAGAACAGCACTTGTCAAGGTTTTATTTGTAAGTGTCTGAGAACCTGTAAGAGTGGCTACTGTGCTATCAATGGCAAAAGTTACCGCTTGCGCAGAACCTGTAGTGTCAATACCCGTACCACCGGTAAAGGTTAAAGATTGACTGTCTAAGTCTACATTTTGTGCGCCACCGCTATCCCCTTGAAAATCTAAATCTTGTGCTGTAACTTGTGCATCTACGTAAGCTTTAATAGATTGCTGTGATGCAACTTTGGTAGCACTGTCAGATGCCATATTGTCTTCATCAAGGAATGCAGTACCACTAATAGCTGTATTTAGAACGGCATTAGTAATAGTGGGCGTATTGATTACTGGAGTTGTAAGGGTTTTGTTTGTAAATGTTTGTGTGTCAGCCAGTGTAGCTACAGTGCTGTCAATAGCTACAGTAAGCGTTTGTGCTGACCCTGTAGTATCAATACCAGTACCGCCAGTAAATGTCATAGACTCGCTATCTAAGTCTACGGACTGAGCACCGCCTGTATCACCTTGGAAATCAAAATCTTGTGCAGTTACTTGCGCATCAACATATGCTTTAATAGATTGCTGTGTAGCAAGTGAAGTAGCACTGTCAGATGCCATGTTGTCTTCATCAAGTATATCTGTTACTGTAGTTGTCGGCATAGCAATACTGTCTAAGTATGCTACACCGTCTAAATATAAATCTTTCCACTCAGCGCTGGAACTACCAATATCACGAGTATTATCAGCGTCTGGGATTAAATCTGCACCAAGTGTGCCTGAAACAATTACATTGCCAGAAAGAGTCATAGTACCGGCAATGTTAGCATCGCCAGCTAAATGTAAATCTTTAAACTTAGCACCCGATGTGCCTAAATCAATATCGTTGTCAGTAACAGGAACAATTACACCATCTTGGAAACGCAATTGTTCAACAGATGAACCTAGACCGCCAGCATCAACAAACACACCGACACGGTTATTTGTGTTATTTACTACAACTTTATTGAGGGGTGTGACTACACCAGGGTCTCCAATCAATCCGATGACTGGACCCTCTGATGCTGTACCGTCATGTTTGTGACCTGTTGCGTTATTAAATGTGGCTACAAGTTGGTCAAACTCGTCATTACTGTCGGCTGCGTCAATAACGTCACCGTCAGTATATGTGGATTGTCTGATATAACCTGCCATTACCTTCTTGCTCCTGCAGTAAATTCTAATTGAAACCCTTTGAGTGTATATGCTGATGACTCAGCATTATCAACAACACGCATTGCTATTGCGAAACCACTTCCCTCAATTGGCTGTCTAACTAGAGGGTTAGATTGACCGCCGTATGTAGCTGTACCATATGTACCTGTTCCATATAATGCAACAATCTGAGAACTGTCAAATGGATATGCGGCTGGCCTAGCTACACTAGGTGCTTCATAATCGTAGCGTATAAACAAATCTGAGTTAATAATACCTGTTGGTGAATAATTAATAATAACTCTTTGAAAGTTTTTACGTATACCGGCATCACCCATAGTCATATCAGGTGAACGATAACGTCCTTTAATAGCTACACCGTCAAATGTATTTCCTTGCTCTTGACGATATACGTATCCGTCATAGCCCCCATGAAGAATATATGACTCTCCCTGAACAGTTAAAAAGTCTGTGCAAGAGGGTTGAATACCTTCAATTTCAGCAAACTCAAAACCCTTTTCTTTTAACACAGCTACTATTCCACGTGTTCTAGCCGTGGTAAAAATACCAGTATTTGTCATAAACAATCTATATTGTGTTTTATTTGGTACTACTACACTACTAAACTGACTTACATCTGGAATATTGTTAAATCTTTCTTGAATTGGTTTTGTAATTGTACCAAGATTAACATCATTAATACGTTCAGTTGCAGCTACAGTGCGTAATCCGTCCTTACCAAGAAAAAGAATTTCACCTGCTAATTCTTGTATTGTAAATCCGTTAAGACAACCTATATCCCTAGTAACAGGTTGCATTTGAAAATCCGCAATCGTATTACCTACAAGTCTAAAGATACGCTCTTCACAAAATATAAACAGTTCGTCACGAAAAGGAAACAAACCTGTAATAACACTATCAACTCGTATAGCACCAGCACCGTTTGCGGTACTAAAGTCATCATCAGTAAAAGGTGCAGTAAATACTATTTCTTCTGGATTAGAACTGTGTCCCGCAAAAAAGAATGCATTCTTATATCCAATAACAAATTTAGGGTCAGCAGGTGCGCCTGTAGCATTCAAGTCCGTTATTGTTGTCCCATCATACTTAGTTGCATGATTAGCACCATCTGCCCAAATAATATGTTCTGTTCCATTTAGATTATATCTAAAATGTGTGTACTTACCTGCACCAGTTCTACCTGTATCAATAGCTGTCCAAGTACCCGTTGTACCGGCGCGATATACGCTAGTTCCTCTTGCTGCAATTACACCGTTTGTTCCACTAAAATAAGCAGACATAAGAACAGGTTCAGTATCAGATACTGTAAAAGGAACAACATTAGGATTCCATTTTAAATATCCATTTACACGTCTATAGCCACCTCTAATATCAGGCTCGTAGTTTAGTAATTCAAGAGCCATGCCCGGAGACATATTAAAAGTTGGCTGGTCAAGAACTAGGCCACCCTCTAAGGGAAAGTAATACGGATTAAGGCCAGTTTCATCTGCCATGTTTTGTCACCTTAAAATCCTGCGTTAATGCCATACCCTTGCGAATAAGGTATATAAGTAGACCGTACATAGTCTGCCCTATTTAAGAGCAGTGTCTGCATTTGTTTAATGCCATCTTCAAATCGAGCAAAGTTAATACCGTACTGTTGTGCTTCACCTCTGTATTGATAGGAGTAAGCAGTAGCACCATCCACTATAACTTGCCTAAATTGTTCTGGAATAAGGGGAACATCTGTAGCTGCAGCTAGCGCAGTAGGTTTGATAAAATATTCGTACTTTAACTCATATGCTTTATCTGGGTATGGAAATAATCCATAATTATTATCTGGTGTTCTAAATATAAACTTAGGAACACTGCCTACATTAGTGGTAGTTTCTTGATTAATATATTTTTGTGTATATTCTTTGTAGTCAATAATTCGTAGAGTATTGCCAGCAACAGCGAGTGTTTCATCCCGGCTAATACGAAATGTGTCATAGTCAATTGATTGTGTATTAGCAGGTACTGTGTATCTAGTTTGTCCCGCAACTAAAGTTTCTGTTTGGGTTACATGCAT